TAAACTAACAACTCAGTGTTTGTATAATCTACCTCATCTGATTTGCTTCTCATTAAAAATATGTAAGAGCCAGATTGACTTAAACCACCTTTGATTACACAAGATTGATAAACATTCACAGTCATGTGAGATGAAAGCAAAGAAATAGGATTAGATACATAAGCACCTTCAGCATCGGAATACACAAAATCTCTAATTGTTTTACCATCTGCTTGTGCAAATATCGAAACGCCATCAAAAGGATATGGCTTTACATATCCAGAACCATAAGGTGTTTGAGATGATATCTTTGCATTTGCAGGTGTGACTGCTTGGTCTGTGAAAGCAGGTATAAAAAACTCAAACTCAGATGCAAATATTTGCAAGTCACGATTACTTACGAGATGCCTTATTTGAGCTTGCACACCAATGTTTGCTTCAATATCAATAGCATCATCATCTTCACCATCACGAATATCAAAATCAAAATACTTTCCTGTTCGTGATGCCCATATACCTAATGGCTGAGAGGGTGTGCCAGCAAACCATAATCTATCTTCATGGAATGTAACAGCTTGAGGAAATCCTCTGTAAGGAGAATATGATTGCTCAAACCAATCTGTTGTTGCCGCAGTGCCAGATATTTTAGGAGAACCACCACCATCTTCAGTAGAAGTAGCGTTAGCACCTGCTGTTATTTTGTAAGTATTATCATCTATTATTTCAGAAATAGTACGTGTACCATTTATATTCCCAGATGTTATACCACCAACAGAACCTGCCTCTGATATAACAAGAGTAGCACCTGCTTGCAAACCATGTAGTGCATGCGTTACTTCTACTTTGTTTGAGCCATTAGCAGTCTTTAGAGCGTCCCTATCAAGTTGGAACTCTAATGTACCTTGAATAGAAGCAGTGACATTCTTAGCGTCTGTAAATGCGGTTATGGTAGCTTCTGTATTACCTATTAAAAGAGTTATGCCAATATGGTCAGATGTAAAATAATCTTGTGATGTTGTGAGTGTTACAGAGCCTGTTGTTGCTGAAGGTGTAATTGTATTGTCACTATCTTGAAAATTATAATATGGCTGAAAAATACGATTGCCATCAAGAGATTGGTCGAATACGTAATCTTGATTTTTAAATGTATTTAATCCGGTGCGCACAATCATATGTGATTGAAAACTATCATGACAAATAATCATAAAGTCTCCACGCTGTGTAAATGTAAATTGATTAAGAGTTGCGCTTGTCCAAGGACACGTAAATGTATCACTCCCAATTGTAGTGCTTGTTACTCTTGATAATTTTGTTACACCAAGACTATCGCCAAAGCTATTGCTCATAACATCTGTTGTGTTTGGCTCAACACGATATGGTGTGAAGCCACCATCATCAAATGCAAGTATATATTTCTCATCGTCTGAAAATATAAATGCTTCTAATCGCACATCCATGTTAGATGTTGTTGATGACAAACCATCTGTAGGAATACTATCATGCAACCAAGTGCCTGCACGTTTAATAAGACCACCTTCTTGTCTTATTAAAAAGTTTTCAACTAACTCTCCAGATTGTGCATAAATAGGATTATCTGTTCTACTTGATAAAGAAGGACTTACCTCACCAAAAGAGAAGTTATTTAAAGGTATGCGCACTCTTGGCATTAACTTCTCCTGTCAGTAATAAATCTTGATGTCACCAATTTGCGAGTTGTTTGTTGTTGAGAATCTAATGTTTTAGCTTGCTGTGCTAGTCGTGTAGTTTGAACATCAAACAATGATGCCATCTGCTCATCTCTTGAAAGCGCAGTTGCTAATATGGTTGCAAGCCTATATTCAGCAAGCATAATAAAATAAGATGGAAAGTTTGTTTCTGCTGTTCTGAAAGTATAGTCAGCTATTAAAACATCAGCCTCAGATGTATCTGCATATACTTCATCTTCATAAACATTATATTCAATTACTAAATCATTAACAGTAATTGCATGAAGCATAAGATAATCAGAAGGTAGTTGATATTTGCGTGTATATCTTCCTTGCGGAGTAGCAGTTAATAAATTTAATTGTGCTTGTTTTGTGGCAAAACGCCAACGAGAACTTATAAGAAGTGTGCGTATCATATCCTCATACATTGAGTTAGATACACGACCCTCTTCACTATCTTCGTCAAAAGACGAAATAGTATTTGCGCCCACTAATATGAGCGCACGATTTGCAATATCTAAAGATGAGGATGCGCTAGTTGGTGCCATGTAAAAGTAGGGGGGTTTCCCCCCCTATCCCTTAGTTGTTGTCTAGGACTTCATAGATGCCATTAGCATCAATGACTACTGCACCCATTGACATCATTGATGTAGCTAAGTGCGCGGCTTTTTGTGGCACATAGTTAATCTCTGTAGTCACGTCAGCATTAACGCCAAGACCTATTGAAGAAGTATGATAGGCATAGTTCTTTCCACCTGCTACTGCTGAAGTAGCAAATATCTTAAAGCCTAAAAATTCCTTCATAGTAATGCCACCTGCATATGGCAGGTTCTGGTCACCAACAAAATCTGATGATGCAAACTCGTTAATGTTAAACAAGTCAGCAAATCCTGCAGGAGACATGGCTAAGTAACGACCACCGTCTTCTGGGATATCTGCTGTACCAAATGTTTCAAACAAAGTAAGCAAGTCAGCTTTTCCTAATGCACCTGAGGTGTCCGCAATCTGTGTTGCGTTTGCACCTGCATCCATAGCTGTAATGAGAATTTCGTCTGTCTTACGACCAAGAGCAGAAGCGGCTGATTGTGCTACTGCTTGACGCTCATCAATATTAATTTTCAGCTCATCTAACTTGTCGATATATTCTGCGGCATAGAAGTCTGCCATAGTTGCTTCGACAGTTGTATGTGCTAGTTCCATACCAGAAATGTCTCCATTTCTAGTTTTAGTAGAAGCAGAACCTGTTCCTATTTTCTGAAAGCGAACAACGCTACCACGGACATTACCAACTGAGCGAACAGTGTTGCGTAACTTTGAACCCATACGCTGATATGCCATGTGAACTTCAGACTCGAACTGCTTAATAAATGCGACATCGATTGTATTCGCCATTTTAAGCTCCTTTTGAAGATTACATATTTACACTTTACAGTTGTCCGCTTGGTTGCTTCATCCAGTTATCCGTTAGGGCTGTCCGCTAAAGCAGGCTGTACTATTGAAATGACACCTCTACGTGTGGTGCGCAACGCACAAAACGAATACACTCAGTGCCATTGATAGTTACAATGCCTTGTCCTACATCAAACCCAAGCGTATGTAGCCATAATATTGTGCGCTTGTGGTCTAATGGAACTACGTTTTCAACATAGTCATATTTGGTTACAGCCCAATCTACGAACTGCTTTGTAGTTTTATAAAATGATTTTTGTAAATGATTGAGTCTATTAGTACCAAGCATCCATATCGTACCCATATCCAAATCACCTAATGCCTCATCAAATGGCACAACGCCAAACATTGCAACAGGCTCATCATCATAAAGAGCAGTAAGAGCAATACCATTCTTTTCCATGACAGGTGCATGTAAAGCAACAAATGGAGTTACATTATGTATCTCACATTCTTTCAAATCATTAGGGCGCAAACGTAATTGTACATACTGTGCATGCTCATGCGTTGAATGCATTAACGTCACGCGCCCATTTTTATGAAAGTATTTATCCGTAGATTTTGGAAAATCCATCTTGTACTTGCTTTACATAACCTTGATCACGCTTTGAAGGATTCCAATAACGTGGGTCTTGCATCATAGAATTTAATTCATCTTGTGTTAAACTAGCCGCAGGTTGTGTATTATTATTTATCTGTGATGTATTTAGTTTTTCCATAAGAAACTCTAATGCTTGTATGCCAGATGCAGACTGACCAAGCGTTAATACAGCATCGGATAATTCTTCTGGGAAGAATTTATTAGCCCATAAATCCACAGCTTGAATACGAGCATCTGCATTATCACCTAGCTTTGATTTTTCAGCATCAAGGTCAGGTTGCATTGCTTCATAGAACTCTGCATATTTTTGAATACCTGCTTCAAATTCATCTTGACCATAACCATTTTCAAAAGAATGATTAGCCCACCATTGAAACAAATCATTATCATTAACAAGGCCGTCATCTAAAGATTCTGGAATAGTATAATCACCTACACTTGCAGGTCTGTTTTGCAATGCTTCAGCTTCTAACTCAGCTATTAATGAAGACTTTATTTCTTCTTGGCTTGTTCCAAGTTTGCTTTCAAGAGAAGAATATGAATTAACTAAGTCTTCTGGTGTCTTAAATTTTTCTGGCAACCACTCAGGTCTTGTAGGTGCTTCAGCTTGCGCCTCTACATTATCTACAACATCATCCATTTTGCTTTATCCTTTGTCCATGTTGAATACGTTTTTCCATTATAGCAACCAAGAAGCGTTGTCCTTCTCTGTGGCGTAACTCTTCATCAGTTGCATTTGAGCCTGCAATCATTTCAATTGTTACAGAACGCAAATAGCCAAGCACCGCTTTGCCTGTCGGTGTTTTAAATAAGCTTTCAAAGTTTTGTGATATTTGTTCGTCTTCGTCTTTTGAACGTGGCAGTCCATCAATTCCCAGATGTTGGGTCATTCATCATACCTTGCTGTTGTTGTTGCATAGCCATCTGCTGTGCGGCGGCTAATATCTGTTGTCGTTGAGCATTGTCTCTAATAAGACTATCTGGCACACCAAACTTCTTAGCCAGATACACAGCCGCATCTTCAGAAGAAACAAGAAGATTTAATAACTCAGGGCCAAACGTACCACCCACCAATTGCAGATAACGAGATACATTTGATATATCCTGATTAGCTTGCGCTTGTGCAAGCGGAGATACAGAGCGTACTTTTACTTCTCTGCCATTAATGGTGGGAACCTCAATACGTCCTTGCTTTTTAAGAATATAAACTACACGTTGAAGTACAGGTTGCACCATCTCAGCTTGTAATCTGCCAAAGGCAGAACCAATACGTCTTGATAAGTCAGCCATCCTTTCTGCAACTTCTGTGGCAGAGGCAGGTGTTTTATTAGGATCGCCTAGCATATCATTATATAAAGCACGTTTAATATTTGTTCTCATATCACCAAGCACAAGATTGGCAACATCAAAACTTCCTGCAGGACGTATAGGTTGTAAACCTTGTGAGCCTTGCGCCTTTGGGATGATCGTTCCTGGAACGAGGTTTATTGTATCTGTATTAATAACCCCATCATCATCCATTTGATATATGCCAGAGATAGCCATCTGTGCATTTTCTAATACAAGCTCAATAGTAAGATTAGTTGTTTTGATTGCGCTTAGTGCATTAACAAGTGGGCCTCTGCCATAAATCTCACCTGCCGCTTTAGACCAACGAAAACATACAAATGGATTAGCACCTACACCGCTAAACTGTTCATAGTAAATTTGCTCACCATGAGTTCTATCAATGACATAATAGTCATATCTATCTTCGTTTTTCTTTTCATAGTTTCTACAAACTACTTCCAGAATCTTAGCCTTAGATTCGGGGGTCGTTTGCACTGAGCGTTGTACCTTCTCAGGAAGACTCGCTTTCGGGTATGCCACAGGGATTTCAATATATTTGAGTTCACGTTCTCTATAAACGTGGTCAATACTATCATCAGGTCCAGTATCCAACACCACAGATGGTAAAGGGATAGCGTTAAAGCGTACTGGATTAACGGCATTACCTTCTTCGACAAGGAGGATGCCTGTTCCAACAGCCAAGTCCATAAAGCTTTCATGTATTTCTTGCCCAAAGTTTGAGTTTTGAATTACTTCAAATACATACTCAGTTACCTCATCAAGCTGATTATTAACTTCATCTGCTTGGTCTTTTGGTATTTCCGAGCCTGCAACAAAATCTGCCCATCGTGCAAAATTAGGAACAAGTCCAGATTGCAAACGAGATGCAAACTCTTGTGTGCCAACAACAGCAGTTTCATCAAATATCTTATCGTCTCTTCTTTGACCTACAGATTCATGAAAGAAACTTTTGCGCATAGGCAATGCATATTCATAGCATTCTTCAAATAAAGATTCGAAGTGAGCGCGATGTGTTTTAGCACGCTCATATTTTTCAAGCATATGTTTTGCGTGCATTAAAGTGTCTCGCTATAATAACCCAGACCACCACGATTACTTGTAAGTAATGAGCGCAAACCAGAACCGCCACGCATTCTGCGCACACGCTCTTGTAGAGCTTCTTCTTTATTGTCAGCTATTTTTCTACGCTCTGCTTCTTCCTGAGAGTCTCGCATCGCCTTTACACTAGGGTCTACCGCAGGTGTAGATGGTCTTGAAGGTCTAGATAAGCACATAATAAAACTCCTTTAAACTATACTTATGCCCTGCATAAATGCATGACAACGCACAAATTACATTCTAGCCCAAAGCCCTTGTCTTCTTTTACGAGGCTGACGAGCAAATACATCATAGTCACGCTTGGCTTGGAATGAACCTTTGGTTGCACTCATGTTATGCATTACCTGTCTTCCTTCCCCTGCACCAAGCATTAAATATTGCAATGCATCATGTATGTGAGAGAAGTGATTTTTATCTGGCTTATCATCAAAGCGTTCACCAGATACTTGCAATCTGCGATACTGATAACCGCCTTCAAAGCCTTTAATTATATTGCGACAACGAGGGTCAACCAATAAACCAGATTGTCCTTCGACCATTCTATTGAGTGGCGCAGAAACAGATTCAAGCCTAAGAGATACATCATTAGATGGGGCAGGACGGGCGTTGAGGCCAGCTCCGCGTAGAATTTGAAAAGGGGTGGATTCATCCGTCTGCGCACGAAAATCGCCAGACGGATCTCCAAAGATGATCGCTTCGCATAACCCATAGCGAGTAGATAATTCCTGTCTTAATATTTCTGAGAATTTGACAATGCCCATGTCAAAAGCAACTATCTCATGTAATATAAGCCAACGTCCACGCACTTTTTGTGCTATAGCGCAAGCAGGAGTAAGACCAAAATCAATCCCAATATATACAGGCATACCTGCCGCAACTGGTATTTCTTCTTTTGCGATGTGTACATCAGGTGCAAACATGGGATAAATGGGTTTGCCATCTTTGATACTCCCTAGTTTGTTCATTACATATACATCAATCCAACTCTTCGTCTTCCCCATCACGATATTCTTGTAATAGTCTGCTCTCATGTTGTTTGCGTTCTCTGCGTTCTCGTTTCGAGCGTACTCTGTGACATTCCCCTCTTGGTCTTTCTTCTCTAACATTCCTGCAGGCTGTGTGTAGAATTGCCAATTGTCTGGCTTGATAAGCATCTTGGCTTCTTCTTTGGGAATGTGGTCTGGTACTGGAACTTCGCCTGACATTATCGGCCACCAATGATCCTCCTCTGGAGCGTTTGTATCACAGATAACGCCTGTCCAAGTACAGCCGCCATCTTTCATAGAAGGGAAACGACCTACACGCATTGTGCAGGCATCAATAATAGACTTATTTATTTCTCTAGCCTCATTGACCCAAATGCCTGTCAGTTCTAATGACAACAGCTTCTTTACGTCCTCAGGTCTATCCAATGCTAAAAAGATAACTTCAAGGTCAAGGTCTGATTGTTTGATGTGGTGCGTGTATGGAACTGACCAGTTAAACCTGCCCCATACATTCTCAGGAAACCAATCAAGCCATGTCTTTATTGTAGTGGTTCTAAGCTGTGGATTGGTATTACGGATGATTGCCCATCTTGAGCGTCTAATACCATCAGCATTTTTTTCTTGTGAGATAGCACGTCTGAATACTTCAACACAGCAACAAACAGATTTACCGCTACCAACAGGGCCACGAAGACCACGAAAGAAACTATTATCTTTCATAAAATCTTTTAGAATATCACCATCAGGTTTGTATTTAAAGTTTGCCATAATTATCAACACCAAACTTTATCATGCGTTCTGCAACCTCTGGGGCAATTGCGTTAATAACTTTATCTGCTTCTGTGTCTGTACAAAAATCTTTAGGCCAATAAGCAAGATGTACTTTCTTTACAACTCTGCGGAGTATGTCTCGCTCTTTTTTCTTTAAAGTGTGTGTGAAGCTCATGTTCTATTACATGCCTCTTGAATATTTACCTTCAGCAGGTGTGCGCTTCTTAATCATAGACTTTGGCTTAGTGGCAGTTTTCTTTTTAGCCGCCGCTTTCTTTGCCGCCATCTTACCTGCTGTAGTGTATGGGAATTTTTTGCCATCAACATTAGGCATTCGCTGACTCCTTTTTATTTTGATATCTAGCTAATAATCTTCTGCCTTTAGCGACAGCAGATGCTTTGTCACCACTATGACCCCATGCCAATAATGATTTCTTTAATCGAGTAGGGCGACCCTTATCATCTTTGAGTGGCCCTTGCGATGAACCCATGCGAACAAGGAAGCTACCTTGTCTCTTCAGTTTCTCTGGAGTATCTGCTTTGCCCTTTACTGGGGCTTTGAGATTGCCTCCTGTACGCTTGTTGTAGGACGCTCTGCCTTTTGCGTTCAGCCCACCTTCGGGGTTCTGTCCTTCTTTGCGTTGCCATGCAGGTGTCTCTGCCATT